GTGGCCAGCGAGATTGTCGAGAAGTTTTGGGCTGACACAGTCGGAATCTATATCAAGATTGAGGAATTGCCATGAAAATTAATTATATAGATTTCTTTAGCAGAGTTATTCCGGAATGGATGGCGCGCAGCAATCAGAAGAGCCAAGAAATTGGTTTTGGCTCGGACGCTTATTGGCTATGGACAGTGTCGTCAATTGGAGAAATTTGTAAGCAATACAATGATGATGAGCTGGTGACAGAACAGTTCGGCCTGCTCTTTAACTGGCTAGAAAAACAAGCAGGAGGAGTTGGAAAATGAAAGAAAAAACATATGAAGAGGTTTTGGATGAAATGATTAGCGATAAGATCAATAATCCAAATCACTATCAGGGTGCATTTGGCCTTGAGGCAATTGATGTTGTCCGTAATTTTGCAGGAAACTTGACAGCTGTTCAAGGATTCTATTGGGGAAATACAATTAAGTATATGCTTCGGTTCCAGAAGAAAAATGGTCTCGAAGACCTGAAGAAAGCACGCAAGAACCTTGATTGGTTGATTGCAGAATTGGAGGCAGAAAAATGAATAAACAGGAATTGATTAAAGCAGTTATTGAGTTACCAGTAGATTGCAGTGGCTCTAGACCTAAGATTGATAAATTAACAACGTTGGAATTGATAAAGTTATTAAAAGAACCAGAAAAAGTCACAATTCCGCAGCTAATTGCTGAAAAAATTGAATACTGTAAGGAAACAGATGGATATAGCTTATTTCATGCAATGGATTATTGCTATAACTTCAAAGAATGCGCTGATTGGCTAGAAAGCAATGAAGAAGTATTTGCGCGTGCTTGGCTTGATGGCTACGAGCTCCAGGGAAGAAAGTATGTAGTGACAGATGGCAATCATTTGTATTTTAAAAACTATCAAGAAGATATTGAAATTGTCATACTAGTGGATGAACAACCTGGTACAATGGAGTATGTCAAGAAATTCAACACAAAAGAAGAAGCCCAAAAGGCTGCGGATATTCTTGGTTGGAAAGTTCAGGAGGTAGATTGATGGCAAAGATAGTATTAAAAAATCCTTACTTTGAAGAAGAAATCAAGGTAAAAGAAGATTATGGGCATATTCTAAATATGTTGGAATGGCTTGAGCGAGGTAATATAAAATATCTTCATTTACAACAGATTGAGCCTACTGAAACTATCATCACGATAAATCCCAAAAACTTTGCAAAGATTGAATTTTACGAGGAGGATAAATGACGATAAACATCAAACAACGATTAAAAGCGTTACAGTACATCGATATCAAAGCGAAGTCAAAGCACCAGGAAATTATCAGCTTGAAATCGAGCATTTTGCGAGGACAGCAGTTTAACAATATGCCAAAGTCAGAAAACTCATCTAATCGATCCGAGGAATTGAATGTACTGATTATTGACAAATTAGAACAACTGTATCAGGAAATCCAAGAACTCTATCGGGAACGGGATGAGCTGGTGCAAGTGATTGAGTCATTGGACGACCCTGTAGAAAATATCATCATGCGGTTGTTGTACATTGATGGATTGTCGTGGAATCAAATTCAGACTCAGTTACGTTGCGGGCGCGGAACGATTCATCGGGCTAGAGAGAGCGCTTTGAAAAAAATTTCTAAAAAATGGAACTAATGGAACTCTTTGGAATTTTTAAAGTGATATTATGGTATTGTCAAGAAAATGAAAGCAAAACGTTTTTTATGATGACTCCTAGAAAAAAGGCGCATACACGCGTCTTTTTTGTTATGAAAAATAAGGTGGTGATGGAAAATGGGATGACTGAAAAACAAAAGATTTTTGCCGATGAGTACATCATCTGCTTAAATGCAACGCAGGCTTATAAAAAAGCCTATCCAAATATTAAAAAGGATGAGGTAGCAAAAGCTGCAGGAAGCAGACTGTTAACTAATGTTAACGTCAAATCCTATATAGAAGAGCGATTGGAAGAGTTGAAATCCGAGCGTGTAGCAGACCAGCAGGAAGTCCTAGAGTTCCTCACTTCTGTGATGCGCGGTGAAGTTACGGAACCACTGCTTGTTTTAGACGGAGAAGGCACTCAACGTGTCGTAGAGGCAAAGCCTAATGTATCAACTCGTAAGAGTGCTGCTGTTGATTTAGGCAAGCGATATGGTCTGTTTACCGAGAAAGTAGATATCAATGCTACAGTTACCGAGACTAAGAAGTTTGACGATATCGTTAGTCAGTTGGGCGGTGATGGACTTGACGAATAGCTTTCCTTTATCTCAAAAGTACATTGATTTTTGCAATAGCTTTAATAATGTTGATGCGGACTTTTTGGAAGGTACGACGGCCGCTGGAAAAACAACGGTTGGTGTTGGTGTCAAGTTTATGCGAGCAGTCAGCAGAAGTTCGAAGAAGTTTCACATCATTGCAGCAAAGACAGTTGGTGTAGCCGAAAAGAATATCATTAATCAGGATAACGGAATTTTAGACATCCATAAAACGGCCGTCTACTGTGGCAATGGTGACAAAGATTCGAAGATTCCTCACATCAAGTTTGAGGGGAAAATCATTTATGTATTGGGATATGACAACAAGGAAAAATGGAAGCTGGTCCTTGGTGGACAGTATGGATGTGTCTATATTGATGAGGTCAACACGGCTGACATTGAGTTTGTTCGTGAGTTGTCCACACGTAATGATTATTTGATGGCAACGCTCAATCCGGATAATCCTGATTTACCAGTCTACAAAGAGTTCATCAACAAGGCAAGACCGTACAAAAAATACGCAGGCGATGTGCCGGAAGAAATTATGCGAGACCTATCAGAACCAGCTAACCCTAAATGGCGTTACTGGTTTTTTACGTTTAATGACAACCTGTCACTAACACCCGAAGCCATCCAGAAGAAAAAGGATGCTGCACCAGTTGGGACTAAGCTCTACAAAAATAAAATACTTGGTCTACGTGGCCGAGCAACAGGAATTGTCTTCGTTAACTTTGATAGTAAAAGACATGTGTTGAGTAAGTCTTTTGTAAAGAATACGGTCACGTTTCAGCGGTTTACAGCTGGACTAGATACAGCTTACTCAGCAAGTAGTCCGGATACAATTGCAATGATTTTCCAAGGGATATCAGATGATGGGAAATTATATACGCTGGATGAGGAAGTCTACAACAACGCTGAGCTTGATGTACCGATTGCACCATCTGATACGGTGGTCAAGTTCATCAGCTTCCTAGAGCGCAACCGTAGTGAATGGGGGTTGGCGCGTGATGTCTTTGTTGATAGTGCGGACCAAGCGACAATTACAGAATTAAACAAATACAAGCGACAATACGGCTGTCTGTATATCTTTAACAATGCTTATAAGAAAACTAAGATTATTGACCGGATCAACTTTCAAATTGGTTGGTTAGCTCAAGGTTGTTACTATGTGTTAAGTCATTGTACGAATCACATCAAAGAGCTAAATACGTATGCGTGGAAAGAAGGAAAAGATGAGCCGGAAGATGCAAACGATCATACAATCAATGCGAATCAGTATGCGTGGTTGCCATACAGGAAGATAATTGGAAGAAAGGAAAACTAAAGTGGGAATAATGGATATGATCAGAAGGAGTATGAGAAGTTTTCTCAAACTGGAACAGGCACAGCCAAATGTCATCACAATTACAGAGGCAATGACGTTTGAAGATAATGCAGCCAAGAACCAAATCTGGTATCGCGGTGACTCATACGAACTGGACCAGCTCTACAAGCAATTACCACACATCAACATCAACTTTTGGGGAGCGACAAGCACTCCTGGGCAAGAAATTAGAAAGATTCATACAGGAATACCTGGTCTCATCGTTGATAGGTTGGTAGATATCACGCTGCACGATATGAATGATTTAGACTTTGCTGAGGAAACACAAGGAAAAATGTGGGAAGAGATTGCTGAAGATAGCAACTTCCACGATCAACTGCAGGAGGCGATTAAAGATAGTCTTGTGATGGGTGATGGTGCTTTTCGTATTTCATTTGATCCGGAACTTACAGCATTGCCTATTGTTGAATGGGTTGGTGGAGATAGAATTGAAATCATCTACAACCGTGGAAGATTGAAAGAAGTTATTTTCCGCACGCACTTCACAGAACACAGACGGAGCTATTTGCTCGAGGAAATCTACGGCTATGGCTCATTAACTTATAAGCTCTACAGGGGCGAAACTGAGCTAGATATGAGCGCGACAGAGTACACTGCTAACCTTTCCGATGTAGCGTTTGATAAATCCGTTATTTTGTGCTTGCCGTTTAAGATTTACACGTCACCTAAAGTAAAAGGCCGTGGTCAATCTATCTATGATCGTAAGACTGATGCTTTTGATAGCTTGGATGAGTCTTGGAGTCAGTGGATGGATGCTCTTCGTTCTGGACGATCACGAGAGTATATTCCTGAGAACTTACTTCCTAGAGATCCCTACACAGGCGAAATTAGTAAGGGCAATCCTTTTGACCATCGCTTTATTAAGGTTGAGACGGCGATGGGGGAGGATGCCAAGAACACAATCACATTGCAACAAGCTAATATCCCGCACGAAAGTTATTTGAGTACATATGTGACTGCGCTTGATTTAGCTTTACAAGGTATCATTAGCCCATCCACACTCGGTATCGATGTCAAGAAGCTAGATAATGCTGAGGCACAACGCGAGAAAGAAAAGGCAACTCTCTATACTCGTAATGCTATTGTGACAGCTCTGCAAGATTACCTGCCAAAGTTAATTAGTATGGTTTTGAATGCTGATAGTGTGCTTAAGAAAAAACCGCTACAGGAAGTCAAGATTGACGTGCCGTTTGGTGAGTACGCCAACCCTAGTTTTGAATCGCAAGTCGAAACAGTTTCTAAGGCTAAGACAGGTGGTATCATGTCGATTGAAGCGAGCGTTGAGGAGTTATACGGTGACTCAAAAGACCAGAATTGGAAAGACCAGGAAGTGGCGAGAATCAAAGCGGAGCAAGGTGTGACAGAAGTCAACATGCCATCATTGAATGAAGCTGCTAACGATTTTGAGATAGAGAAGGAGGCTGAAGATGCTGAAGACGGTGACGATAGGACAGAGGATCTATCACATGAGTCAGAAGGAAGCACAGGGACTTCTACAGATAGCGAGCGATAATGTAGAATTTGGTATCTATGCTGTTGAGAAGAACAATAAGTTGGATATGCTCAACCTCAAAATGCCTAGTAAAACAGCTTTTAAGCGACAATTGAGAAGTTTTAAGGCGCAAGGTTTTAAGGTGTACTGCAATGGCTTATGATGTATCTAAAGCATTTGAGCGAATTGAAAACGATTTGCTTGATTCTATGATTAGAAATCTCGGAAGGCATAAGGCAGAGGAAAATGCTGAAGGTTTTGAATGGGAACAATGGCAGGTCGCTCAATTGAAGGAGCTTGAACGATTTAAGCGAGCTAATGCCAAAAAATATAGCAAAGAGTTTGCCAATATCAATAGCAAGATTTCTACTGCTATCCAAGAAGCCTATAGGCAAGGCATGGATGATGAGGAAATGTCTATCCTGGAAGCTATCAAGAACGGTTTTGAATTTAACAGTGGAAAAGATAACCTAGGGGCTTCATTTTTTGCTATCAACGAACGAAAGTTGAATGCGTTACTTAACTCGATCGAGCATGATATGAAGACGGCAGAGCATGCTGTATTGCGGTATACAGACGACCAGTACAGGCGCACAATATTTGATGCTCAGGTAGCAGCTAACACAGGAGCTAAGACTTATGAGCAATCAGTAGATATGGCCACCAAAGATTTTCTAAGTCGGGGAATCACATCCATCCAGTACAGTAACGGCGCCATGGTCAATATCGTATCGTATGCTGATATGGCCATTCGGACAGCAACCAAAAGAGCCTACCTAATGGGTGAGGGAGTCAAGCGTCAGGAGTGGGGGATTCATACTGTTATCTTAAACAAGCGATCGAATGCATGTCCTCTGTGTATGCCTTTTGAAGGTAAAGTATTGATTGATGATGTCTGGTCAGGAGGCAGTGCGGATGATGGTCCATATCCATTGTTAAGTTCTGCAATGGCAGCTGGTTTGTATCACCCTAACTGCAAAGATAAGCATACAACTTATTTCCCCGGGATCAGTAGCGAGCCAGAGAAAATATTTACAAATCAGGAATTGGACGACATCAAGGAAAGACAGTTACTGGACAACAAAGTTCAGTATGCTAAGCGACAGGAGAAACGTTTTAGCAGATTATCACAGTTCAGTCTCAATAAAGATAATGTTCAGAAGTACACATTAAGGATGGAAGAATGGTCTAAATTTAAGTCTAATGCAGAAGAAAACCTGAGAAACTTTGAAGCGGAAAAAGGATACAAATTATACCAAGAATTTTCACTCGAAAGTGATAGTGATTACAAGAAATTCATCAATCGTCAGAGATTGCCTAGAGATACTAGTGGCGTAGCTTCGAAGAAGATTGCTGCAGAGACACGACACATGTATATCGATGCGACTCGAAAAAAATTCAAGGATGGTACAGAGCTTGGACAAGAATTGTTTGCAAGATTAGCCGACCAGTCGGCGATTGCAACTATTGCAGAAACAGGAGTTGTGAGATATGAATCTGGAAAACTCTTCCTGAACATGTATAAGGACGTAGACGACCCTCGCGGACCTGGTACTGGTTATTTCCATGAATTTGGTCATCAAATAGATGAGAAACTAGGTTGGGAATTCACAAAGGATAAAAAAATCCTTCAACTTCTGCGTAAAGACTTTATCAATTTATCTGATGATACTATTTTCGAAGCAATCCATATCAACGATAAAGCCTCTTCGGCATCTGATATATTAGGAGCGTTGAGTGAAGGTAGAATACAAGGTAAGTATTCGCACTCGCTCGTTTACTGGGAGAAAAAAGGAAATATCGAGAGCGAGTTTTTTGCGCATGTGTTTGAGGCACAATTTGATGATGAACGCAGAGAAATACTTGAAAAAACTTTTCCTGAGAGTTATAATTATGTTATAAATAAACTAAAGGAGAGGTAGTCATGCGGATTATCGAAAGCTATCTACGTGTAGCAGAAAAAGCAGATACATTTAGCGACATCTTTGGATATCGTTTAGTAGCCCCGATTTTTCCTGTAGCGGCTATCTATGGACCACAAGAAGAGAGTGATATCTTTGAAGCGAAACTAGACAAATGTATCAAAGATCAATACGATTATTTTGCAGATGAGTACGGCTATGATTCAGATGAGAAAAGACGTAGACTGCAACGTGAGAAGTATGTATTTTACGATTGTTAATATTACAGAGCGCCGACAAGGTGCTTTTTTTGTACTCAGAAACAGGAGGTAACTATACGTAAGAAAGATTACAATAAATTACTGCAAATCGCTATAAACCGCCTCGAATTCGACGCGGTTTTTCTTATACTCTAACCGTACGGGATTCCATACGGTTTTCTTTTTGTCCGAAGACTAAAAACTACGTGGAGACACCAGTGACAATAACTGAAATAGGGAGACACCCTTAAAACTGAAAGGAGAACGCTATGTTCAAACGCAAACTATTTTTCCATAATGCAGATACAGGAACTGGCTCTGCAGGTGGACAAGACACGTCAAGCCAAACTCAACCAGCTAGCACTCCTGAGATTGACTATGACAAAATCGCTAGCATTGTCGAAGGCAAGCAAAAAATTGCTGAAGACACCGTGCTAAAAAATTACTTTAAGCAGCAAGGATTGAGTGGCGAAGAAATGGCTCAAGCTATTACTGCTTTTAAGTCGCAGAAAGCTGATGCAACACCAGACGTCACATCACTACAGCAACAGTTAACGCAGGCACAAGCAAGTGCATTGCAAGCTAATTTAGAGCGAAATCTACAATTAGCAGCGATCGAGGAAGGATTGCCTGTTGGTGTACTACCTTATGTGATGAAATTGGCTGATATATCAACTCTCACACTTGAATCGAAACCAGAAGATTTCAAAGCTATTGTCGCAAAAGTTTTGGAAGACGTTCCTGCACTGAAGCCAAACAAAGAAGAATCAACTGGGTTTCAACAAATCGGATCTACCGGTAAAACACAACAAACTAACCAAACTGATGCCATTGCTGCAGCGTTTGGTCTATAAGAAAAAGGAGAATTAAATTATGACAGTTTATAACTACGCAGAACAATTCGAACAAGCCTTGCATCAAAAATATGCAAAAGAACTTGCGTCTGTAGATTTGTTTAACTCAAATCCGCAAGTGAAATTTATCAACGCTCAAACAATCAAGTTGCCGAACATCACAGTATCTGGTTACAAAGACCACAATCGTCAAACTATCGGTTTTAATTCTGGAACAATTTCAAACGATTGGGAACCAAAGAAACTCGAACATGACCGCGACATCGAATTTGCAATTGATCCTATGGATGTTGATGAAACAAACCTTGTCGTCTCTATTGCCAATGTCCAAAATACTCTGGAAACTGAACAAGGTATTCCTGAAAAAGATTGCTACGTGTTCTCAAAACTCTACACAGAAGCAGGCAAGTATACTGCTAACGGTGCTACTATCGACACTACAACATTGACTGCAGAAAATATCTTGCAAAAATTTGATGACGCCATGGAAAAAATGGACGAAGCAGGTGTTCCGTCTGAAGGTCGCATTTTGTATGTCACTCCAGCTGTCAACAAGCTCTTCAAACAGGCTAAAGACATCCAACGTGTGCTAGGAGTGAATGGTTCAAATGGTGACGTCAAACGCTCTATCTATAGCCTTGATGACGTTAAAATCAAACAAGTGCAATCAGCTCGCATGAAATCACAATACAACTTTACAAATGGTTGTGTCGCAACAGATGAAGCAAAACAAATGAACTTCATCTTGATCCACCCATCTTGTGAAGTTGCTCGTGAAAAATACTCTTACATCAAAGTATTTACACCAGGGCATGACTCGCGTACAGCTGACAACTATTTGCTCCAATCTCGCTTCTACATGGATGCGTTCTTGATCAAGAATAAAGCAGCTGGTATCTTTATCAACGCGACAGCTTAAGAAAGGATGGTGTAGTATATGGCATTAAAAGCAATTAAAGGCGCTCGCGTCTATGATATCGATGAGTCAGCGATCAATGATTTTGTTGGTCGTGGCTTTGAAATCTACGAAGATGGTGAATTTAAATATGGTAAATTTGTCGACAAGGTTTCAAAAGAGGAGTACGAAAAAGTTTTAGCTGACTTGAAAGATGCTAAGGATGAAATCAAGAAGCTCAAAGGAGCTAAGGAGTAACAGTCATGTATGCTAGTCCAGATTATTACAAAAAGACGTTTGTTGGTGTGATTTCTGCTGATTCAGAAGTTCTGGCTAGCAAACTTAAATCAGCTTCTGACAAGATTGATATACTTACGTTCAACCGAATCCGTGGCATTGGATTCGACAATCTGACGCCATTTCAGCAGGAAGTTATCCGAAAGGCTTGTTGTCAGATTGTTGATTTTGAGGAGGTTAATGCTGATTTGATAGCTACTACGGTTTCAAACTACAGTATTAATGGTGTGTCAATGCAATTTGGATCCAATTGGAATATTGCTACAGAACAAGGTATTGTTATTTATCGCAAAACCTATGAACTTTTGAAACAAACAGGATTGACGAGGAGGGTTATTTGATGAAATTTCCACAACTTGTCTTACCTCAATTTTGTCAGACGCCAATCACAGTCACAGTCAACCAAGAAGGACTTTCTGAAGACGGCGAACCTTTGGAGGCGTTTAGAGAAAATCTAAAATGCAATTATCAGGACGGTGTCAAAACAGTCCTAACCGAACAGAAGAAGCTGGTCCAAATTACTGGGTCAGCTTATTTCGTTGGTGATATTGCACCGTATTTGCCTACATTGAGCGGTGGGACTGCAATTGTATTTGGTATTGTCAGGAGGATTGTGGACAGCCGGAAAGCTAGAAATCCAGATGGGACTGTTAACTATACCTACATCGGATTGGAGTGATGCTATGTTTGTGAATTCTACAGTAAAGCTAGATTTTGGCACTATCCGCAAACTGGAAAGGGCTCAAATCATAGCACTGGAACAGACTGCTGAATACCTGCATACAGAAGTTGTGCAGGCACAAGTCGTACCATTTGATAAAGGTGTGTTGCAAGGCGAAGCAATGGCTCCAGACTACTCACGTTCATCTCAAGGTGTAGTAAGCCTGGTACATTCCACTCCTTACGCAAGACGATTGTACTTTCATCCTGAATATCAATTCCAGACGAAAGAAAATCCTCATGCAAAAGGAAAGTGGTTTGAGGATTGGGCTGATGGTGGCAAGAAGTCACACAAAATAAAACAAGCCTACGGGCGACTTTACAAACAAATCACGGGGGTTTAAGCATGATTACATTAGCTGAAGTCCGTGACTGGATTAAAACATTTAATGCAGCTAACAACTACTACATTGGTAAGATCGATAACAAGCAAGAAAATAGTATAGGCATTTACCAACGAAAGACAATCGATGGTCCTCGGGTAGCAATCGGAGGCAGATCACTGACAAGCTATGATGTCAAATCAATCAGCATCTTAATTCACTGGAACAAGAATGCGAATGAGACTGAGAAGCGTGCTCAGTACCTCTACAATCGTCTATTTGAGGCTGAATCGGTTGTTATCGGTGGAACACCTATTAAGATGATTGCCTTATTACAGAACGAGCCTGTGGACGTAGGAACAGATGATAATAACGTGTATGAGCGTGTTATCGAGCTTGATTTATATTACGAAAGAGAGGGCAACTAATGGCTCAGAAAACTGGGGTATTCCCCGTATATGAAAACCAGTTCCAAGTAAATAAAGGAACTGCAGGAGTTGAATCACTTGTTGATATTGCAGACATGGAATCATTCTCAGTATCATTTGACAATGGTGTTGAAGAATGGAAACCATTTGACCAAAAAGGTTGGACACGTCGATTGATGACTGCGAAGTCAGTTACAATTTCTGTTTCTGGTAAACGAAACGTAGGTGATGCCGGTAACGACTACATCGCAGGTCTTGCGTTTAAAAATGGTCGCGATTCTGAAGCGGACTTCCAATGGACTTTCCCAGATGGAACTAAAATCAAATTTAAAGACGCGGTTATCAATCTTAAGGACTTTATTTCAGGGGATTCAACTGGGGTTGCACCATTGTCATTTGATGTCATGTCAAATGGTAAACCGGAAGTGGTACCAGCAGGTTAATTTAGAGGGTTTCGACCCTCTTTTTATTTTAAGGAGGAAATATGGCTGAAGCTGAAGAAACCAACGCAATAGCAACCATGGCTTTTATTGATATCGATACAGGTATCGAATACAAGGCTGGAGATACCGTTGATTTAAGCGGTAAATCCAAAGAGCGAATCGAAGCTATGGCAACCAAAGAAAATCGAACTGGTCAAGTACTGATCAATATTTTATCTGAAGAAAAGGAAATTGAATAATGTCAAAAGTAATTGATATCACAGAAAAACTTAATTTTGAAGAAAATCCAAAATTGAAAATTAAAGATGCTGAAATTGAAGTCAATACAGATGCAACAACTGTACTGACTCTGATGCAGACTATCGGTGATGAAGAAGGAACTCCATCTGCCAAAAAAATGATGGAAATGTTTGAGCTAATCTTCCCTGAAAATAGTCGAAAAACACTTGATGAAATGCGCTTAAATTTTGCTGATTTAACTAAAGTTATTGAAGCAGCGATGACATTGGTCATGGGAGAAGAAGAAGTGGGAGAACAGTGAGCCATACTATGACCTATTTGAGGATTTCGATTTAATCGTCAGTTCTCTTAGGACACAGTATGGCTTATCTGTATACTCTAATGAATTTAAGAATATGAAGTGGAAAGAGTTCAAGGCTCTCTTAGCTGGTTTGTCCGGAGAAACACCGCTTGGTCGAATCGTCCAAATTCGGAGCGAAGATGACCCTAAAATGCTAGAAGTATTTTCAGAAGGTCAGCACCGTATTCGAAACGAATGGAGATTGAGACTTGCCAAGGAGAAAACTGAACAAGATCTGACTCAAGTTCTTGAAGAATTAAAACAAGCCTTTGTTGAGATGGCTAAGTAGGAGGTGATAGCTATTGGCGCAGACAGTTGGTCAGATTGGTCTTGACCTTGTCGTAAACGACAAACAATTTAAAGGCCAGATGAGTGGCTTGCAAGGGATGGCAACGAAAGCTGCCAAGATGCTTGCAGGAGCATTTGCAATCAAGAAACTTGTTGATTTCGGAGCTCAAGCTATCAAGCTCGGCTCAGATCTCAACGAAGTACAAAACGTTGTTGACGTTGCTTTCCCACGCATGAGCAAGCAAGTCGATGACTTTGCAAAACAAGCTATGTATACCTCTGGGTTATCAGAGACCATGGCAAAACGATACACCGGTACATTCGGTGCGATGACGAAAGCTTTTGGTTTCAGCGAACAAAAAGCTTACGAGATGTCGACAGCCTTAACTAGTTTAGCGGGCGATGTGGCATCTTTTTACAACATTAGTCAAGATGAAGCCTACACAAAGCTGAAATCAGTCTTTACTGGTGAAACAGAGACACTTAAAGATTTAGGTGTGGTCATGACTCAATCAGCGCTTGATGCCTATGCAATGGCTAACGGCTTTGGAAAGACGACACAAGAAATGTCTGAGGCTGAGAAAGTTGCTTTGCGGTTTGCATTTGTAACAGACAAGCTTTCACTAGCTAGTGGCGACTTCGCTAGGACATCTGATAGTTGGGCTAACCAAGTTAGAATTATGAAGTTACAGTTCGAAAGCTTTATGGCAAGCGTCGGAGCTGGCTTGATTAACATTTTTACCCCAGTTATCAAAGTCATTAACTTTTTGCTCAGCAAATTGCTGACAGTAGGTAATGCTTTTAAAGCATTGACTGAACTATTTACTGGCAAGAAGTCTATGAAAGGCTCGGGTATCCAAGAAACAGCTGATGCAGTTGGTAATTTAGGAGAGGCTTCTGATGGTGCAGCAGGAGGAGCTGGCAACTTAGGAAAAGCCGCTAAAGGAGCCGGAAAGGCTGCGGATGGGGCTGGTAAAGCAGCCAAGAAAGCTGCCCAAGAAATGAAATCTCTCATGGGATTTGACCAAATCAATAAACTATCTGGCTCATCCGATAGCGGAGATGGTGGTGGAGATTCCGGAGGAAGTCCTGGTGGTTCAGGCGGCGGAGGTGGTGGAACACCTAAAGGCGCTGAAGTCGATATGGGGAAAATTGCTGAAGGCGGGAATCAATTAGACGGTCTATTTGATGGATTGTTTAAACGATTGCTTGAACTCATCAAATTGTTCCAGGACGGATTCAATGCATCATTTAGATTCGATGGTGTTGAACGCCTTCAGAGTGCTTTAAAGCGAATTGGTGAATTACTACAAGAGATTTTTACAGATCCAAAAGTTGTTGCTTCTTTTCAAACTATGCTTGATAAGATAGCTTATGCTCTAGGGCAGTTTACTGGCTCGATGGGGACTGTTGCTCTCGGGATAGGAGTCTTTATAGCCGAAAGTATAGCCAACGGACTACAGCGTCAAAAAGAGCGTATTAAAGGTGCTCTCGTGTCTCTATTCACCAACATAGGAAATGTAGCTGAGGTTGCTGGTAATATCGTTCAAGCTTTCTCAAATGGTTTTTACGATGTCATCACATCTTCTGGCGCTGTTAGAATTGGCAGTGCGATTGTATCTGCGTTTTTAAGTGCTGGTAGCACAGTAATCGAATTAGGCAGTAAGATAGCAGGAGATTTTGCTAAAGGAATTGAAAAAGCAATAGTTCCGAATGTTCCACAGTTAGTAAAAGCCTGGACAGGATTATTAGATGGCATCGCTCCTGTTTTTGAAAGTTTAGAATCACTGGTAGATGATGTTGGTGATGCGTTGAAACGTGTGTACGATGACAAAGCAAAACCATTTATTGACTCTTTGACAAGTGGTTTTGGTCAGTTGATGAAAAGCTTTTTGGATGGGTGGAATACTTACCTCAATCCAGTTCTATCAAAATTAGGCGAAAAGTTTTCGGAAGTTTATGACGCTCATGTAAAACCAGCTATCGATAATCTCTCTATGCTTTTAGGTAGTTTTTTTGATTTTTTCAAAGCTGCTTGGGAAGACTTTGTTTCGAATGTAGATGTCGAAAAATTCATGGAGATTCTTAGTGGATTAGTAGAAGTTGTCGGTACAACGTTGATCAATGCTATTGCGGCACTCTCTGATATTATCGGTGGTCTTGCTCAAGCTCTATCTGGTTTGATTGATTTTGTAACGGGTGTTTTTACAGGTGATTGGGATTTAGCTTGGAACGGAATTAAAAATCTATTTTCCGGTATTATCAAATCTCTCTTGGCCGCGCTTGGAATTGACATCGATTCGATGATTGCAGAGTTCACCCGTTGGTGGGAATCTGTTAAGACCATTTTTACACCTGTTGTTCAATGGTTCAAGGATAAGTTTAAACAAGCTTGGGATGCCATTGTTGCTATCTTTACCGGTATTGGTTCTTGGTTTTCTCAACGCTACAATGAGTTAAAAAGCAATCTTGCTTCTATTCCTGATTGGTTCAAAGACAAATTCCGCAGTGCGTGGGCAGGTTTAACAGGTATCTTCAATCCTATTGCAAGTTGGTTCGCAGGGAAGTGGAGTAATATCCAATCTGCTCTTGCTAGTATACCAGGGTGGTTTTCTTCAAAATTCCGCGAAGCATATAACAATGTCAAGAATGCATTTTCCGGCATTATCGGGTTCTTTAGCGGACTTTGGGGGCAAATACGCTCAACGTTTACTCATGTTGGAACCATGGTTGGAAGCGCCATTGGCGGTGCTGTACGTAGCGTTATTAACGGGGTTCTTGGCACGGTAGAAAGCACAATCAATAGTGGTATCAGCTTACTCAATGGCGCTATTAGCGTGATTAATAAATTACCTGGTGTAAATATTGGTGGCTTTAGTTACATTGGACTGCCTCGACTTGCTCAAGGTGGCTTTGTTAAGGCCAATACACCACAAATTGCCATGATTGGTGACAACAAGCATTACGGTGAGATTGTTGCTCCGGAAAATAAAATGCTTGAAATGGCACGTCGTGCAGCGGAATTGTCAAATAATGGCGGTGGACCAGAAGTTCTAGCCTTACTGACACAGTTGTTGCAAGCGGTTCGTGCTCTTGATTTGACAATTGATGGTGATAAAATCACCAAGAAAATTGTAGATAAAATCAATGAAATTGCAATTAAAACAGGGGAATCCCCCCTCATGATTTAGGAGGTATGCATGAGTGAAATATCAGTAGGTGGAGTAGCTCTTGCTTCTCCAGTTGAAATCAGTATCAATAATGAGATTATCTGGTCATCTTCCACAGGGCGTAGTGCTAGTGGACTGATGACGGGTGACGTCATTGCAGAAAAACGTACATTCTCCATCAAATGGGGAATTATCACAGAAGCAGAAAGAAATCTTATCAAGTCTAAATTGGTGGCAGGATTTTTTACTGCAAACATTTTAGGACAGTCTATCACTGGTTACCGCGGAACTATCACAGAGACAGTAATGGGGCATCTGAGTGACGGTGTGACCTATTACAACGGCTTATCTGTATCTATTATCGAGCAGTAGGAGGAATTATGCTAGAAGTAACATCAGATTATATTAAAGCAATAGAGAACCATCTGCGCGTGTTTGAGGCTAACTTTGACTTAAATGGTAAGAGATACACAAAAACCAAAATTGCATCAGCTACTTACGACAGTTCCATCGGTAATAGTCATGATTTTACAATTGGTGGTGGGTATATCAATAGTCTAGAAATTGAAATTAAAGAGATTATTGAAGGTCTGCAAGAAATGATGCCGGCAACAATGTCGGTAGCAATTGCGGGTAAAACCGTCCCACTTGGCAAGTTTTTTGTTACCGAGGTCAAGCTAGATCGTAATGATAAAAAGACCAAAATTAAGCTACAGGACGAGTTTGTTAGATTGTCTGGTGCTTATGATAGTCAGCTTACTTATCCAGCTTATACAAGGGATATTTTATCAGAAATCGTGAGATTGACAGGTATCACGACAGATACTAATATCCAATTAGTAAATGATCAAGTTGCGAAGAAACTAGAAAAAACAAGTTATCGTGAGGCGTTAGTTTATTTAGCGCAATTATCAGGAAGCTTCGTCAGATTTAATCGTAATGGGAAGCTTGATTTTATCAAGTTAAAGACAACATCAAGACATATCACAAAAGATATGTATAAGCCAGCTGGATTAGAACGTGACGAGATACCTTACAGGTTGAAAGGTATTGAGTGTAAGTCTGCTGATAAGGTTGTGTATAAATCAGGATTGTCCACAGGTAATATCATGAAGTTAAAAAATCCATGGGTTACACAAGAAATTCTGGATCGTGTCTTCAATGAATACCGTGATTTTAACTTTTATCCATATACATTGTCCTGGCGTGGTGATATGGCTATGGAAGCTGGTGACTGGGTTACAGTACACTGGGATGAAAATATCTATTTCAACATTCCAATGCTGTCCTACAAACTTTCGTTTGATGGTGGTTTATCTGCCCATAGTAGTGGAAATGCTGCTGGAGTTGCACAAGGTACTTATAAATATAAAGGAGCCATACAACGTCAAATAGAGTATTTAGACGAACTTATCACTAAACAAGGTAGTATGTATCTTGATACATCAAGCCCTACTAACCCCAAAAATGGAGATATATGGTTTAAACCTAATGGTGGCTATGTTGAAATGTGGGAACGTGTAGAAGGTTCATGGGTTAAAAAGGCAGACAGCGCTAATGTTGGAGAAATTGTCAATACAATAACCACTGATGAATTACTAGCAAAAAAAGTTTCTGCAGCAATTGGTAATTACATTACGTTAAATGCCAAAAATATAACTGCTGGAGATCTGGATTTAGCACGTTTGCGAATCATGAATGGTTTGCAAGAGATTGTTTCCGTACGTGACGGCAAAGTTGTGATGAACATTGATAAGCTCACTATCAATGCTCAAGATGTAGCGACGAAAGAAGATCTAAAAAAAATTGAACTGACTCCTGGACCTCAAGGGGAACGTGGGCAACAGGGGGTACCTGGTGTCCAAGGTTTGCAAGGCCCGAAAGGCGACCAAGGTATCCCAGGAAAAACTGGAGCTGACGGACGCACTCCATACTTGCATAGAGCTTGGGCAAATTCTGCTGATGGCCGTGATGGTTTCAGTACAACTGATAGCACAAATAAGCGCTATCTAGGTACTTTGACGGATTTCACTGAGGCAGATAGTCAGGATCCTACAAGGTACAAGTGGACAGCTCTTTTTGATAACGTGAGGGTTGGGGCTCGTAACTTTGCACTAGGAACCGCTAGAGCAACTATAGGAAATCAAGGGAGAATCTATACACTAGCACAATCAGCTCATACTTGGTCAACAGTTCAACCACTTTATTTAACGTTTGATTATGTGGCCTCTGAAACCATCAAAGGTTTTAGGCTTAATCGTGTAATTAAGTATAGCAACGGTTCGTCAGGTCAGTGGGATTTTACTACTAACGATAAAGTCTTAGGAAGGCAATACATAGACACTACAAGCGCCAAAAGTGGGACGTACTCACAAGCTTGGTTGTGGAAACCATACTCAAACGGTAGGACAAGCGACTTGATCAAAGAGATTGCTTTGTATCTAACTTTTGAGAAAGGCTCAAATGGGACAGTAATCATCTCAAACCTAAGAGTCAATACTGGAACAGTCCCTATTGATTGGATACCAGCTCTTGAGGATATTGAGGATAGTCTTAACTCTAAAGCTGATCAGGGGCTGACTCAAGAGCAATTAAATGCTCTAGCTGAAAAAGCTCAACTTCATGATGTAGAATTAAAAGCTAAAGCGACAATGGATCAGTTCAGTGATTTAGAAAAAGCCTATAATGCTTTTGTAAAATCAAATGCAGAAAGCCAAAAAAAATCTGAATCTGATTTAATCGAAGCGGGCAGAAGAATTGAGTTTTTATCAATAGAATTTGGTGGCTTGAAGGAGATGAAAAAGTTCATCGATACCTATATGAGCGCTTCAAATGAGGGGCTCATCATTGGAAAGAACGATGCTAGTTCATCAATCAAAGTCAGTCATGATAGGATTTCTATGTTTTCTGCAGGTAAGGAAGTAATGTATATTTCGCAAGGTGTGATTCATATCGACAACGGTATTTTCACCGCGTCAGTTCAAATCGGACGCTTTAGAACAGAACAGTATTATCTTGACAAAGATGTGAATGTTATTCGATATGTAGGAGGTTAAAAAGAGGAAAATGACTAAATTTATCAATTCTAGTGGCCCATTGCATTTGAACCTTTACGTCGAACAAGTTAGTCAGGACATCGCTAATAACTCCTCTAGAGTTAGTTGGAGAGCTACCGTAGACCGTGATGGAGGTTACCGAACTTGGAACGCAGAAAACGGAAGTGTTTTATCCGTATGGCTAAACGGGGCCAGTATCTACAAAAGTAACCTCAGTTTCGATACTCAAGGACAAGAGACTACTCTTGCTTCTGGAGAAACTACTATCCCTCATGAAAGCGATGGGACAAAAACTTTCTCAGTCTGGGCTTCATTTGATCCTAATAATGGAGTTCACGGAAATATTACTATCTCGACTAAGTATACGTTATCCAGCTTGCCTCGTTCTAGTGCGGTTGCTGGTCTAGACGGAGATAGAAATCTAGGCTCTCGTCATACTATACGAATTGACAGAAAAGCAAGTGTATTCACTCACCAAGTTTGGTACCGAGTTTTTGGAAGTGACTGGATAGATTTAGGTAAGAACCATACTACTAGCGTTTCCTTTACTCCATCACTAGACTTAGCACGATATCTACCTAAATCTAGTTCTGGGGTTATGGACATCTGTGTTCGAACATATAACGGTACTACTCAAATCGGTAGTGACGTGTATTCTAATGGATGGTACTTTAAAATCCCAGACAGTGTAAAGCCTACCTTCACAGGTCTTTCATTAACTGACATGAATACGGTCGCAAGACAGCTTTTGAGTGGAAATGACTTTTTACAAATCATTTCAGATATCCAAGTAAACTTCAACAATGCGTCTGGCGCCTATGGATCTACTATTACAGGATATCGAGCTGAAATTGTTAATAAAAAAATGGTCGTAACTAAAAACGGTGGTAGTTTTGGTATCATGAACTTCAGCGGTTTGGCGACCATTCGAGCTTATGTTGTCGATAGTCGGGGGAAACAATCAGATACTAAAGATATTGCTATCAACGTGATTGAGTATTATGCCCCTTCCTTTAGCTTCTCCGCACTTAGAACTAGAGGTAATCCAAATACATTGCAAGTGTTAAGAAATGCCCGAATAGCCCCTATAATGCAGTCAGGAAAGCAAAGGAATGTAATGTCCTTAACTTTCAAAGTTGCTCAGATAGGTAATGAGAATTTCACGGATGATAATGGTAGCGCATCTGGTAATTTTACAAGTGTTCATACATTGACTAATTCAGCTGCTAACATGGCGGGGAATTATCCATCGAATAAATCCTTTGTGATTATTGGTAAGCTTGAGGATAAGTTTACAAGCGTTGAATTTTCTACAACAGTAGCAACTGAAAGCGTAGTAATGTCCTATGATAAGAACGGACGTGTAGGCATCGGTAAGGTTGCAGAATTTGGGAAACCGGGCTCGGTAGATGTTCTGGGTGATATCTACTCAAACAGCAAGCCTATTCAGCAATACCAGCTAACGGATGGTAACGGATGTGGAAAACTCATCAAACAGGATTTCAATAGCATGAAAGATACTGGTTTTTGGTGGATAGATGGGACTTCTCCCAACAATCCTTTTGGCGCTTGGGGGATGTTAGAAGTATTCAGACCTAACCCTAATTCTCAGGAATGTATTCAACGTTTTACTACGTC